AAGGTAAATCATTTGACCACGCAACGGCAATACACGCAAACAAAATGTACCCATTGTACAAAAAAGATAGATTTGATTACTACGATAAATTAGAAAGCAACTTTATAGTTAAATCACAAATAGAGTACAGCCAGATTTCAAAGTTAGAAGTAATACAAAAAAAGTATGCAACATTAGAAAAAGACTATTTCAAGGCAATAGAAAAGTTAAGCAACTACGATAAACAATATTCAAATGGTTACACACCAAATGAAATGAAATACAGAGATTTAGAAGAAGAACAAAAAACTATGTATGATGAACGTGCAGCTTTAGTATTAAAGTCTTTTGAATGGAAGCAAAACAATAGTGAGTACGAAATAATAAACTGTGCAACTTAAAACAGAATTATGAAGATATTAAACCTATATGCTTGTTTGGGTGGAAACAGATACAAGTGGGATGAAGTTACAGATGTAGATGTTACTGCTGTAGAATTAGATGCGGAACTTGCAAGGCTATACCAAGAAAGGTTTCCTAATGATAAAGTTATAGTTGCAGATGCACACCAGTATCTATTAGACCATTACCAAGAATATGATTTTATATGGTCATCACCACCTTGTCCAACACATAGCCGAGCAAGATATTGGGGTTTTGGTGCTAATGGTAAAAACCCAACATATCCCGATATGAAATTGTATCAAGAAATAATTTTCTTACAACATCATTGTAAAGGCAAGTATGTGGTTGAAAATGTAATACCATACTATGAACCAATGTTTAACCCAATAAAAAGAGATAGACACTTATATTGGACAAACTTTAAACTACCTAACAAATTAAGTGAAAGACATTTTGATGGTATGTCACAAGCAAAAAACGAAGTAGATAAATTATGTAAATTTCACGATTATGATTTTAGGAAATATAAAGGAAGCCAAGTATTAAATAAAATAGCAAGAAACCTGGTAGACTATGAAGCTGGTAAAACAATATTAGAAACAGCATTGGGGATAATAAAAAAATCAAACATTAAACAAACAGAATTATTTTAATATGATAAAAAAAGAATGGCTATTTATGCAAACACCAAAAGAAAAAGCATACAACCTACATAAGAAGTTTTACAATGTGGATGGTCAAAACTTTCACAATACAATGAGTAGTAAGATAGCAAAGCAATGTGCTAAACTACATATAAGCCTTATACTTGAAAATGAAATCCTAAAACCATCTAACAACATAGAATACTATCAAGAAGTATTAAACGAAATAGAAAAACTATGATAGATTTAAGACTTGGTGATTGTTTAGAGGTTATGAAAGATATACCAGATGCTTCAGTAGATGCAATTATAACAGACCCACCGTATGGTACAACAGCTTGTAAATGGGATAGCGTAATTGATTTTGAATTGATGTGGGAGCAGCTTAATAGAATTATTAAACCTAATGGCGCAATAGTGTTATTTGGAAGTGAGCCTTTTAGTAGTGCTTTACGAATGAGTAACATAAAAAATTATAAGTATGATTGGATTTGGCAAAAAGATAAAGCAAGTAATATATTAAATTCAAATAGACAAGCATTAAAGATACATGAAATAATAAGTATTTTTTATAAAAAACAATGCATTTACAACCCACAAAAAGTAAAGTTAGAAAAACCTTACAGGCATAAAAATAGAAGTGTTAAATCTGATAATTTTGGTTCAAATGGAAAAGATTATGATGAAAACGGATACACTTACTATACGCATAGCTTCCCAAAAAGCATACAAAGATTTTCAAAAGATAATGGAGGTAAAGGTAAACACCCAACACAAAAGCCAGTAGCATTAATGGAATACTTAATTAAAACCTATACAAACGAAAATGAAACTGTATTAGATTTTACTATGGGTTCTGGAAGTACTGGAGTAGCAGCAAAAAACCTAAACAGAAATTTTATAGGAATAGAACAAGACCAAAAATATTTTAACATAGCAGAACAAAGAATAAAAGAAACAGAATTTAAACTATTTTAATATGAGCAAGAAACTAATACAAAAGCTATGATTATTAAAGTACACTTATTTAGCCAATCAAAGAGCATTGACTATAAAAATATTAAAAACGCATACACTAAAGATGGTATGTACTGCATTTACACAGAAGAAAGTATTGTTTATAAATACCCTATGGTTAATATTTTTAGGGTAGAGGAGACTTATAATTAATGCTAACTCCGTATAACGTCAACTAATAAACAAACTATGAACAGAAAGAAACTAATACAAAAACTACAACAACTATTTGACAAATTACCAAAGGGTAAAGAAAGAAAAGCAATAAGAGAAAGACTGCTGAAATTAAAATTAGGAAAATGAATGTATTAAGTTTATTTAATGGAATGGGTACATTAAGACAAGCATTTCACGATATGAATATTAAAATTGATAAATACTATTCAAGTGAAATAAAACCTTATGCAATAGAATTGCAACAATATCATTTTCCAGATGTAATACAAGTAGGTGATATTAATAATTGGAAAGAATGGAATATTGATTGGAAGAACATTGACTTTATTGGTAGTGGTTCACCCTGCCAAGATTTAAGCTCTTCAGGAAAAAGAAATGGAATTAATGGTGATAAAAGTAGTTTGTTTTATGTGTTTATTGATATATTAGAACACGTTAAAAAATTAAATCCAAATGTATTATTTCTACAAGAAAATGTTGCAAGTGCAAGAAAACAAGATATTGGAGTAATGAGCCGTGCATTAGGGTTATATCCTTGCCGAATAAATAGCAGTTTAGTCACCGCACAATTAAGAGACAGGTATTATTGGACAAATATAAAAACAAAACAAGATGGAATGTTTAGTGATATAAAAACAGACATACCACAACCAGAAGATAAAAAAATAAATTTTAATCAAATTATAACAAGCGGATTTAGTAAAAGAGAAAAAAGCAAGTGTTTAATAAAAAGAAGAAGTTTTTGTTATAAAGATGAATTTTCAGATAATGCACAAAGGTTTTTAAGAACAAGAGAAAAATTTGGTGTAATAGTTATACATTTAAAAGATGGAACTATGAGAACAGTAAACAAAACCGAGATGTGTAGATTGCAAGGTTTTCCAGATAATTATTGTGATATATTAAATGAAGATAAAACACAATCTTTATTGGGTGACGGATGGACATTACCAATTATAATACACATATTGTCTTATATAAAAAAATAACAAAGTAAATACGTTATATAATTGAATAAACAAATTTCTATCAAATGGATAAAAGAAAAAATAACGGTGGTGCAAGGGAAGGTGCTGGCAGACCAAAGAAAGCAGATGAACTAAAACTAATAGAAAAGTTAGATAACCTTATTGATAATGATGAGGTAATTAAAACATTAGGCAAACAAATCTTAAAAGGTGATAGCAGAGCAATGAGTTTATATTTCGGTTACAGATATGGTAAACCTAAAGAAAGTGTAGACATAACATCAACAGATGGGTTTAATATTAACTTTAAAGATATTATAAAATTTAAGTGATAGAAGTAGACCCAAAGTATAAACCAATCCAAACATCAGATGCAAGGTATTATATTGTAACTGGTGGTAGAGGTTCTGGTAAATCGTATTCTATAAACTTACTATTGTTGTTACTAACTTTTGAAGCTGGGCATACAATTCTATTTACAAGGTTTACATTATCATCTGCATACATTTCTATTATACCAGAGTTTATAGACAAGATAGAAACACTAAACTTACAAGATGCTTTTTATATCACAAAAGATGAAATACGAAATAAGCTATCTGGTAGCAAGATAATCTTTAAAGGTATCAAGACATCAAGCGGTGACCAAACAGCCAACCTAAAGTCTTTAACTAATGTTAGCACTTGGGTAATGGATGAAGCAGAAGAACTGCAAGATGAAAACATATTTGACAAGATAGATTTAAGTGTAAGAAATTTAAACCAAAAGAATAGAGTAATACTTATTTTAAATCCAGTTACAAAAGAGCATTGGATATATAATAGGTTCTTTGAAGATAAAGGTGTACAAGCTGGAACAAACTCAACCAAAGGAAATACAACCTACATACACACAACTTATTTAGATAACGTAGAAAACCTATCTAAAAGCTATTTAGAGCAAATAGAAAACATTAAGAAACGCAGACCAGATAAATACAAACATCAAATGCTTGGTGGATGGTTGGCAAAAGCAGAAGGTGTTATATTTACTAACTGGCAGATAGGTGAGTTTAAAAAAGTAGGTGTAAGTGTGTTTGGTCAAGATTATGGTTTTGCATCAGATGAAAATACATTAGTTGAAACCAACATTGATACAAACAATAAGATAATCTATTTAAAGGAGTGCTTTTATTTGAAAGGTCTTACCACATCACAAATAGCTGAACTAAACCTTAAACACGCAAAAAACCATCTTATAGTAGGTGATAGTGCTGAACCAAGATTACTACACGAACTGAAAGCAAAAGGTTGTAATGTAGTCAAAGCAATAAAAGGTCAAGGTTCTATAACCTATGGTATAGCATTACTAC